TCTTCGCTTTGAGTTTCTCGGAATAAATCCTCTGTGCAATTTCTCTATCACTCATAGAAGATTGGCCCGTAGTTGCCTTACATAGTTACGAAATGCCTGTGATGATGTCGGAGAAGCAGCAACAACTTCTAGAGCTGGAAGATAAGAAATCATTCTGTCTCGATCTTCTTGTGTATCTAGATTGTTATTGATACCTAAAACTTCTGGTCCTGCACCTGCACCCATTGGGATACCAGTGGTAATTGGCTCATCTGGACGTTGTGTTGGTGCATACAATGGAGTTACTGGAGCACCTACTGCAGCAGCGCGAACATCGGATGCTCTAGCGCTACGTACATCTGGAGTCTTAGCCATAGGTGCGCCTGCTTTATTAGCGGCGTTCTCTACGCCTGAACCGTATTCGGTTGATTCAAAAGACAAACCATCGGTTCTCTTGGAGAACTTGCCAGGACCTGATACGCCTGCCATTGGCCCTCTAGCCATTGTTGTCCTCCATCTTCTCTAAATCTGATGTGAATTGTTCCCACACTTTAGAAACTTTTGTTTTTCTATTTGCGTTATACACTGCTAAATCTAAAATCTCTGATGCGAGCATCTCTATGGCTCGGATTATATTTACTGCAAAACCTGATATAACTACTAAGAAATCGGCGAGAGTGATAGAACGCGGTACATAATCTTTATCATCGTCCACGTTCTATCCTCCCAAATAACACTAAGCCTTCTTGCCTTTGCGTCCTGCTGGAGCATAGCCAAACTTTACATCTGACTTTGCTGGCTTCTTGGTATCCATCTTGCCTTTTGTTGGCTGTTGCATTGGAGCAGCAGCGCGACCACCTTTTTTATTCATATTACACCTCCCTACCCTGCAATAGATGCGAGTAACGTAGCAATGTCTGGACGAGCGCCAGCAGCAGGGGCCGCACCCATTTGTTCTGGAGTTGGCTGCGAGGCAGGAACGGGGGCCATACCTGCTGCTGGAACTTGTTCGCCCATTGGCATTTCTGGTTGTGGCTCTGGCATAAATACCTTCTCCACAATAGTCTCTAGCTGTAATCCCTTTTGACGACCTTTGATTACCTCGGCGATTCGAGAAACAATCTGAGAAGGATCCTGACCTTGTGCAGCAAGCGCTGGGATAGCTTGGGCATACTGAGCAACAGCAACGCGCAAAGAATCGCGCATCTCTTCAATGTCAACACGTTGTTCTTCTTGAGTAACATTCAACTCCATTGGAATTTCGCGGCGTACATAATCACGTGATACAAGTTTGTCAGAGCGCATCTGTAGCAAAGCAATGATTGCGTTGTTTGGATTCATACCCGACATAATTCCGTAGCGCACATCTACGCCGTATTCACCAGCGATAGCCTTGCTTGGAATGTACTTCATATTGAATGGAGTACCGTCGTCAACGCCCTTGATTTCTTTCTGGATGCTGCCGAAAATCTTCTCGTCTACTTCAAAGCAGAGCGATACAAGTTCCATAAATAGGCGTGCAAACTGTGCTTGTGCTGCACGAACTTGTGTATCAAAGCCTGCTTGTAGCGCTTGAACTCCGCGACCTGTAATAATGGAGGCATCGATATTTCCAGAACGAACTTCTGGGTAGCGAGCACCAAGACGAAGTTCACGTTCTAGAACGCTGGACTCGGTAAATACTCCAGGAGGTAGTTCTAGCGGTACACGACGGATTGCCTGTGGATTAGCAGAGCGCATAATGGAATCAGGGCCAAGTGCGAGTTCTTGGACATCCTGCGGAATAGCAATCGGTGCTTGAATGGATTTCTCTGCTGCTTGAATCTGCAATACAGCAAAGCGAGCACGAGCAAGTTGTACCGCTAGAATATCATCGAACTGACCACGTGCTTCGCCATCAAGAGATGAACGAACTGCAACGCGAGCCATACACTTTCCAACAGGATTAGGAATGTTAGATAGAACGAGGTTATTGCGTTCTGGGATAAATATTAGATCTTGGTCTTTGTCGTGGTAACGAACCAAGGTGACTGCTTGTGCGCCAGATGCCAATGGCATACGTGGCATAATCTGTGTAGCAAACTCTGGATATTGCGCTGCTAGAGATTCAGCATCGCTAATTGTAATCTGTGTAAGTGAGATGCAACGACCAAATCTATCAATCTCTGGATAAACACCGAATGGGTTGAGCAAGCGGATACGTGGATTGTTATTCTCGTAATCCATCTCTACCATTGCTGGCAGCATTCCGTAGGTGTTGAACCAGTCAGCACCGTTGTACATTTGAATCTGTAGTTCAGAACCTGAGACGTAATAGTTAGCGATACGGGTACGAGTATCTGCAGCCTTGCGTGCTGAGTCTGAAACCATATTGGTAGCAGCGCAGTTGAAGGATGGAAGAGGTGCCATCACTTCTGCTAGGTCACGAGCGGCTACATCTACAAAGTTAGCAACAAGAGGCTTGGGGTATTCTTCTGAGAACATAGCAGGATAGACCTTGCTGATGTCTCCTTGACGTACCGATAGTACGTCGCGCATACGCTGATCGCGTGGTGCGTACTTCGTTTGAAGTCGCGCAACCTTAGCGATTACCTCTTTGACTGTAAGCACTTGTTCTCCTAAATGAACTGTCTGTCTTTTTCAGCAAGCAGTTCATCGATATTGATGACTTTACGTTTGCCTTGTTCGTATCGTGATAAGAATGGATTTCGCATATGGTGTGTTGTGTGGATACCTTGGTTGAGCCATTCACGTACTTTGATTTCACAGAACCAAAGAGCCATCACCATATCGGTCTTACCTTTGGTCGTAGGCGACCAGGTAATAAGTTGTTCTATAAGACTCTTGATATTTTCAGTTTGGTCTGATGGCAGATGAATTAGATTATCTCTATGATGCTTTCCATCTTGCTGCTTGGTACCAAAGAGGGTGGACATAGATGCCACACCGAAGCCTGCATCCCACTTGTTATTACCAGTGTGGTGCTCTCTTAGTACAGTTCCTTTGGATGCAAGGAATTGTCTAATTCCCTCATCTTGCGTGAGAAAAGATTGAAAGGCATTGCGCTCGACGATCCATTCCGAAGGCGCATATACGTTAGTCCAATCGGTAATGAGTTGTCTGATTTGTGCAGGCGTAGGACGTGTAATCTTGATAGCGTCAACAATGTAGCGCTTATGAGATATCCGATCAACCGCATAACAGACTGCCGCTGTGTCTCCGACCATTGCTGGGTCAAGTCCACAAACAAAACTGAAACCGTTGAGGTCTTTGGGATGACCTGGATTGCCAGGCACCAATCGACCTGCTCGTCGCATTCCATCGATAGAGCCTTTCACACATACAGGGTCAAAGATTGCATCATCAGATATATCTTGCTGCTGATAAATCAAAGCCCACGTAGAGGCATCCATCGCTTGACGCTCGTTGAAAAGGTTACGTCCATTCCAGCGGGGCCATAGACCCTCTTGCGTCTTCTGCTCTTCTGGTTGTCCATCAAAGGGTTGGTCTGAGTAAGGCCAGAGAGTGGTCCACTTGTCAGGGTCTTCATTAGATTCCAGCAGGGCTGGCATAGCCAGATAGGTCCAAGGGACCAGACCACCAGGGTATCTATCTTGAGAGCGTAGTTCTTTGTATAAATCTACTGCAGCTACGCGGGTACCGATAACGATGAGCTTGCCTGTCGGGTTGAGACGGGAGCGTACATCTTGGGTAAGCCACTTGATTTGTCGTTCAAAGTCATTTGCGTTAGACAGCGTTACTGCGTCGTCTATGAGAATCATATCGGCACGCTTACCGTAAATCTGACCACCGATACCAACTGCCTCGATATTGGGGTCCTTCTCAGATGACTCTCTGAGTTCATCACCGAAGGTGACGCGGGTTTGCTGCCAAGAGGCAGTCTTAGATTTGAACCCAACCCCAGCGGCGTATGCCTGCTGTAGTTCTTCGTACATTGGATGCGTCAGTCGCTGCTTGATAGCATAAAGGAAGTCTGCGGCTAGACGCTGGGTTTGGGAAACTATGAGAACTCTAAAGTTCGGGTTATTAACAATCTTGTAGGTGACATAATCCACCGTCACCGTAATTGACTTTGCGTGGTTGGGTGGGATGTTCAAGAGGATACGGTTATCTCCGATACCCTTTTCGTACTTCATAGCGGGGTGGAACCAGGAAGGTTCTCTACCCTCAATAACATCTATCAAATTCTTTTGGTGGGCAAATGTCTCTTGCTTGAGATACTTCTTGCGCCAGGTAACGAAATCTAGGCCAAGGGCTGCTTGGTCAGCAAAGTTCTTTTCTACTGCCCCAAGTCTGGTTCTATCGGCTAGGCTACGAAATACCTCATCAGACTTACGATAGTACTCGTAGGACTTGATGGATTTGCCAGCCACCTGACAGGCTTGTTCTACTGTCATACCCTCTGCCATACATTGGAGGATGACCTTCTTAGCCTTGTCTGCCTCTTTGGTCTTATTAGGTGTGACTGTCATTAGATCCTGTCGATGGATAGAACTATCCCCACTAAAAGTGGTGCAGCGCACCACACAACGGGGCTTAGCGCCCCGAAGCGACCTTAGGAGCAAGGGGGTAAGTTGGTAACCGTTATCGGGCGCGTAGCGTGAGCGCAGCGCCCTCTGTGGTCGCAAATGCTAGGGCTGGGTCGCATTTGCTCCCTACTATATATAAGGCAGAAAAAATAGCGCATTTCTCTATTATGTGACGAAAGTCACCTTATTCGCGGCATCTTTATATACAAAACGGACATAGTACCCCCGATTTAGGAGAGATATTTATAGTGGGAGTACAGGTACCGCCCGCGTGTTTTTTAGCATCACGGGGTCTGTTTTTGTGCGGGATACTCTTTAGAGAGTGTTCCCTTGAGTGGTCAGACCACTTACCCTATGAGGGCGGTCTAACCCATCGGCACCCTTGCGCCCCCTGCCCCCTGCCTCTTTCCAATATCTCTTTATTTAATAAACTCAGATAAATCTCAGACGATACTCAACCCTCAACCTATACTTTAGATCGAACAACTGTTCTATTTCGCAACACAACTGTTCTGTAATTCCTATCCATTACGGGCTAAAGGTTTGACCGATTATGACCGCTTTATTTTCGTGTTTCGTATTGACAAGTTAGATTAGCCTCACCTATCCTTCTCTCATCGGCAACACCGCCGAACGAACCGAAAAGGGGCAAAAATGAACTGCGAAAACTGCGGTCAATTCGGAAAAATCAAATACCAATACCAATGGGAAAATGTTCAAGAGGTAACAATTTTTTGCGAAGAGTGTTTTGACTTGATGGTAAAACTCAACAGAGGAGAAAACTAAAATGACACGCAAAGACTACGAACTCATCGCAAAAGTTCTACGAGAGAATCAAGATTTTGACGGCGTAGTATCGCCACACGCTCAAATTGCGGTGGCTCTCGCTACCGAATTACAAAAGGATAACCCTCGTTTTTCCCCTGCTAGATTTCTCGAAGCGTGCGAGGTTAGCCCCTTCGAGATAGCGTTCGAGGAAATCTTCGCCTAGCGTCTGCCTATCGCTCACCCTCACGGGTGGGCGGTGGGGAGGTTCTAGCCGAACGAGCAGACCCCGAAAGGATAAGCAACAATGGACAGCAACGAACTACTAAAGGAGGCGTTAGAGGTTGCCGCTTCTAACTTTGACTTTGACGGCGACTACGAAAAGGCGGAAGCAACCCGAAAACTAGTCAATGAGTTCGCCTCTGGCGTTAGGTATGCCCTCGATTACCTCTCAGACCTTTACGAAGGAATCGAAGAAACAACCCTGTGGGCGGAGTTTATGAACGAAAAGGAGAACTCATAATGAAGCCCTCTAGTTTTGACCGATGGATTACCACAGACACTTACGGCGAGAGAGTTCAGGCAGAAACAGAGTTCAACGACACGGCACGGGCTTATTGTGGAAAGTGTCAAAAGTTCCACAACGGAAACTGTGGGAAGGAGGGCGCATAATGAAGGAGGTTATTTTCAACGCCGTGCGAAACCCTCAAAACGGCTCAATAGTCTGTTCTGGTATGTGTGATCAGGGCTATCTAGAAACGAAGGTGTATTACGGCTATACCATAAAAGAGGCGCGGAGATTATTCAGAGAATATTTGAGAGCCATCAACGCCTGATGCTTGCCTCTCTCTCAGAGTTAGTCTAACCTCTGAGAGTGGGGGAAGGTATTAGACCTTCACAACTACAACGAAAGGATAAGAAAGTGGAAACAATACTAGCCTCTAATGAGTGGCAGATGACGCTTGACGGTGAACTCTACGGAGAAACTAAGCCCGTAGTGCTTGAGGTTGAGGCGCAACTAGTCAAGAGAGAGGGCAACTCTTACCCGTATTTTTCAATTACGGGCGAAATCAGAAAAACAGACAGACGGCACCGCGATCCTGTGATTATGTGCGGGGCGATACACGATGAGATTTTGCGTTACTTTCCTGATCTCGCGCCTCTTGTAACTGTTCATCTCTCCGCACCTGACGGAGTGCCTATGTATGCAGAGGAAAACGCTCGCTATTGGGCAGGGCTTACCAAATACGAACCGCACACGAACAACGGCGGAATTGAACTAGAGAAAGACGAAAACGGGGTGCGCTGGTCACCTAAAACTCTCGCCTCACACCTTCAATGTGACGAGAAAACCGCCCGTGAGGTTCGCGGGGCTATGGTGCGCGGGTTAGCGTGGGATTACATCACACGCCACGCGGGGCTAATAGACCTATGGAGTGAGCAAGCGGGCAAGGCTCGCGCTCTGCTCGTATCACGCGAGAGAGTGGGCGCGTAATGTTTGAGGTTTCTACGAATTGGATCAACGGATTAGGGCAGGTCATCACCTACGCCCTGATAATCGGCGCGGTGTTGTGGCTCTTGAGCAAAATCAAAATCAACGAACGAAAGGATAAGTAACAATGGGCGCAGACTTACTGCTCAATTATGTGGAGATAGCCGAGCCGAGAGAGAAGGCGCAGGCGCGTTTAGATAAATTACAGATAACAAAGGAACACCTAGAAGCCTTTGAGAACTGCGGTGAATACCAATTTTCAGATGAGGAGTTTAGCGAGCAGGTTCAAAAGGATATGAGGGCAAGGCTTCAACGGGCTTTAGATGTGGTCTATGACAACGATGAGAAACAGACAACCCGTGATGTAACGCGCCTTATCATAGACGGAAACCGAACCTTTCTATTCACAGGCGGTATGAGTTGGGGAGATGATCCAACTAATTCTTATACAGATTTTTGGATTTTCTTTGAATTCTTAGGCTATCCCTCACACGAAAGCCCTGATAGTGAGGCGGTTCGCAAGTGGAAAGTGGGCGAGTAATGAACGACTGCCTTTGCGGATTATGTTCTTGTGGAGGAGAGCAAGATTACGGACACCTCTGCGGATACTGCGATAGCGCACACCCCGACTATCACAAGCACGACTGCGATGAGTGTAACTACGGAGAGGAGTTAGACTAATGTCTAACTACAACAGGAACAATGAGTGCGTGGGGTGCGGTGAGCATATATCTACCTATCACGGGCAGGGGTGCGTTTATGACCCCGATTTTGAGGATAGGTGGAGTGCTTGCGGTGCTTGCGGTGAATACAACAATGGAGAACACAACTGTTCAGAGGAGGTTGTCAATGTCTGACAAGTGCGAGTGCCGATTAGATAACGATTACCTAACCTTATGTGATGAGCATAAGTTAGAACTAGAGAACCTAAAGAATAATCCGCCCTTATGGGCTATTAGAGCAAGGAGAGGCAAGTGAAAGCGTTACAAGAACTAGATGAGGCTATGACTAGCCTTTGGTATCAGGCAGAAATTAGCGATGAGGCTAAGTTATATTGGAACGACCTAGTGGCAAAACTAAAAGAGGAGGAGAACGCTAATGCCTAAGTGCGAAGTATGTTGGGCAGATAGTAAGGAGACTTATATCTACCGCTACAAGGGAACTACCTATTGCGAGCAAGACTTAGAGAGAGCGCAACGGGAGGGGTGGCACAATGACAACGCCTAAATGCCAATGGTGCGAAGGTGAAACGCGGATAGAGCCGCTTGACTTCTACCTTGAGGAGTTAGGGTGCGAAGTCACCTGCGAAGGGTGCGATACCCTGATCTGCTTAGAATGTGGGCAAGATGTGCCAAGTGAGGAGGAAGCCAATGCCTAAGTGTGGTGTATGTGGGTGGTCTTTCTCAGATAGAACGCTGATGAAACACGCTGAAACCCCGTGTGGGGAGGAGAGCGAGAAGGCAGGTAGATACCTGCCTGAAATAGATGATCTAATCAAGGAGATAGAGGAGGAGCAGGGCGATGAATAGCGACTGCGTAAGAGGACATCACAACCAATGCGAGGACAGTATCAAGGACACTTACCTTTGTTCCTGCCCTTGCCACCTACAAGGAGGAAAGTAAATGAAGACCATCACAATTCAGTATAAGTTCCCCGAAGATTACGACCACGATGAAATCGTGACAACAATAAATGGGGCGATTACAGATATGGATAGCGACCTCGCTACCGAATTGTCCTACAAAATCATAGGGAGGAAGTAATGAACAAGGAATACTATCAAGCGAAGGCAGACCTATGCCGTGACCTTGCTATCAAGCAAATGGTCAATGGGGAAGCGAAGGAGGCAGGGGCTAACCTGATCCGTATGGTCAATGCCCTGAACGAAATCAACCTAATCAACTACAAGGAGGAGAAGGACAATGAAGTGCGATACAAGTAAAGAGTGGTGCGATAGATGCTCTGTTGAGAGTATCTGTTGCGAGGAGAAGTTATGTGATTTCTGCGTGGAGGTATCAGTATGAAACTCATCAACTTTTATGAGGTAATGGATCGCAAAGGAGATATTGCGTGGGGAGGGGCGAGCGCAAGCGAGGCGGTGGAGTGGTTTAGACGAGGCTTAGATAACTCTATCTTTGTATCGGTTTGGAATGAGGAAGATATTGAGGAACCTGTTCTCGTCACCGACAAGATAGAAGTGACCGCGCTGGTGCTGGCTACTATTACAAGCGAAAGGGAGAGAGGGCGATGATATTCTTAGGCGTAATACTGATGACCATAATTGCCTACCTGCTTATAGTGTGGGAGGATAAACTCAATGAACCTAGAGGCTAAACGTAGAATGAAAGAGAAAGATAAGGCATTAGAAAAGCGTATGAGGAACGCTGAGAGGCGAGCCGTGTGGCTACGCAACTATCAGCGAGCAAGAGGGCGAGCGCTCACACGCCTTGCTCAGCAATACCCCGACCAATTCAAGGAAATCTTGGAAGAAGAAAGGCTATCTGATGAGGCTCAAGGAAAGGCGTGGTTGGATATTAGTGGCACTACCCGTGATGACGCTGGTATTTACCTACCTCCACATAGACAAGACAGTTCATATAGATCTGGGCAAACCAACGCAGATGAGCAGAACCAAAGCAACGTGGGAGCAGAAGAATGAGAACAGAGAATTAGCAAAACAATACGCGTGGGTTGCGTTTGGTTGGAGAGGGAGAGAATGGCTCTGCCTCCACGATCTTTGGACCCGTGAAAGCAGGTTTGACCACTACGCACAAAACCCAAAGTCAAGCGCTTTCGGAATTGCTCAACTCCTTGGAGAGAGAAGTAGAAAGCCTTCACTCCAAATACTGCGAGGCTTACGTTACATTGACGAGCGTTATGGATCACCTTGTAAGGCTTACAGGTTTGCTCTTAGAAAAGGACACTACTAAGATAGAGAACTACTGACCCGTTCCTTATCCTTTCGCGTCAGTAGTATAGAAGCCCTTGCCTTTGAAAGATATGGCAGGGGCTTCATACTTTCTATTGACAGTTGAACCACATTGAGGGCAGTCATAATCCACCTCAATATCGTGGATAGATCTGATAATGAGGAGGACGTTGCCGCAGGAAGGACACTCGTATTCGTATTTCATACCTCTAATAACTCCACAGGTACGCGCCACCCTTCAATGGATAGGTCAGCGTATTCATCATTCATATAATCATCGGCTTGAAACTTGCCATAGATTTCAACGAGAGAGTAATACTCATCATCTAAAACCTTCGCACCTACGATAGTGCGACCAGCGTCTTTCTTCCAGAAAGGGATAGCACTCTGCGTTCTGATAGTGCGAACCTCAAGGTCGCCCACGTCAGAGATGTTCTTGCGTGCTTTGTGTAAGTCGTTGGGATACCAAGGCATATTCCAGCCGAGGTTGTAGTGGCGAGCGACTGCCCACTCTGCCACGTTTGCTCTGATGTTTGCGTTGATCTCTGGCTCTAACTTACCGAACCTTTTTCCAGCAGCGTAGTTGGGTCTATCTTCCGAACCGAACTTGACTAGCCAACGTTCAACGGCGATGAGAGCGCATACTCTCACCTCCGCTTGGGAAAGTTGTATGACTATTGCCAAGGGCTGTCGCCTCCTATATTGTTTTGTAGTTTGCGTAGTGCTTGGGTACATTTACGATCAGCAGTAGAGATAGCACACTCCAGATACTCAGCGATGAGTTGGAGAGTCAGGTTATCGTGGTAGCGAAGGCGCAGTATCTCTTGGTCATACTTCTCTAACTTCTCGTAAGCCTTCTTGATATCTACCAGCATAGCCAGCAGGTTGCCACCCTCAGCAGGGGCAGAGGGCTTGCGTGGAGTACCATCATTGACAAGGATCTGACTCTGTTCTAAGGCAGTATCGCTAATAACGCTCTTGATTACAAACGGCAGGAGTTGTGAGATAGTAACTGTGTCATAGTACGCCTCATCGTTGAGATGATAGCCAGACTTACTAGCCTTTTCTTTTCTAGCGTAACGCTCTAAGCATCTGCGTATCTGCCACGCTACTCGCTTCTCATTCCACTTACGCTGAACTTCATTCTCATCAGAGAGTAGTTCATTGAAGTTCTCAGCACGAGTCAGGACAAAAGCCCACGCCTCTTGGAGTAAGTCGCTTCGCTCTGTGTATGTTCTGAACCTGCGGTGAATGGTAGTTACCACAGAAGGAACAAGATCATCTAACGCTGGATGTAATTGGTTGGTCATTGGCTCTCTTATTCATCGTATCTACTTATCGGTCAGCCTTATGTCGTCTTTCTTCTTTAGTAAGCCATTCTATTTTTAGATGAGGCGCATCAGCACAAGTTCGTGCGTCTGGATGAACTGCCTGTCTGTCAATAGGATTTACTTTGTTGCCTATCAATATCATCTCACCAGCAATCGGCTTAGAACAAAGCGCACAGAAAACTGCGTCTTTTGAACTTTGCTGTAACTTAGTTCTAATCGCTGGCATCAGGTAACTCAGGCCACTTCTTATCAAGCACCATAATTGCAATAGCGGAATAGTTGAGTAAATCTATGAAGGAGTCTCGGAGTGACTCGTTAGAGGGAGCGACCTTGCTATCAAGGAGGTTATTGATTCGAGCCATCTTGTCCCACATTCGCACCCTGAGTCCGTTGAGTGGGCCACCTGGACTGTGAGCGATGTTCTTTGGGCCGTAATCTTTATGCTTGCGTAGAAGCAGATTTCCTGCTGTGTCGAGGATTCTCCAGACATCTTTTACAAACTCCTCATCTACTTTCTTGCTGGCATCGGCTGGCAAGTTATCGTCCCAGCCTTGTAATCTATCGAGACTATTATCATCCCCATATCCATCAATAATCTGGCTGCCTCTTGGAGATCCTTTTTCTTGCTCACTCACTTCACTCCTCCTAATAGGGTTGATAACTCTTGTGGTCCGTGCTGTAAATAAAACTCATTGATATCCATACCAAGCGGTAAGTTTACTATCTGAGAGTTGATAACTTCAGACGCAACACGCTTGGAAAACTCTGCTCCTGGGTTAGTCCCATCCTCTTTCAAATCATTATCGCCTACCACATAGACGGTATCAAACCCCGTCAATAACTTGGTGTAGTACGGCTTCCACGCTGCCACTCCTGGCACTCCCACTGCTGGGATACCCAAGATGCCAGAAATAATCACTGCATCTAACTCACCCTCAGTAATCACAATATGTGATGAGTCTACCGCTACATCAACCACGTTATACAGGTGCAACTTCTGCCCTGTTGGTTGCCCATACTTAGGCTTGCCATCATCTAATCTTCTAAACTTTACGCTGACTGCAATACCAAGAGCGGTGATATATGGAATGGATAGCCACCCAACAAACTGTTCGTGACCAGGGGCAGGATCCACAACGGTTCCCAACATAAACTGGTCTGCAACATCTTTAGATATTCCACGTCCTTCGAGATACTTTAGCGTTGCCTCGTCTATGCTTTGACTGTAACGTGTGACCGCTTCCAGTAACAATTTCGACTGCTCGTTTGACTGCATCTTTGAACTCCAAGTTCTCCTTCTCCATCACAATAGCGACAGATGACCCACCCTTACCACAGGTATGACAGTAATATAAGTTGTCATACGTATTCATTACTGCACTACGCCTTGAGTCATCGTGGATACAACACTTGACACTAGCGCTCTTACCCTCTCTTACTTCCCCACCATAGTAGGAAACGATTACTGCTACGGGGATTGCGTCTGCATCAACGGAGCCTTTACTCCTCTTCGGACGAACCACCCTGGACCAGTCTTGTGCTGGCATCCGCAGTCTCCTTTGCAATAGCCGTGTAGTTCTTCTGACTTCTCATACTTTCCTTGTGAGTTGAAGTCACCACCCACACTGCAGTCATTGCAGATCATTCTGCTTTCTTCTTTCGCTTAGGTTTTACATCAAGTGCTTCTTCCCTAACCTCTTCTTGTTCTTCAACTGCAGTCGGTTCTTCTGGAACAACTACCTCTGGTGTATTCCAACCTTCACTACTTGTTATCTGTCCTTGTGGTACTGGCATTGCTTGTCCTTTCTACTAACCATTGATCTAAGTCTTGGATTACCCAAGCCTTCTCTACTCCGTGTTGTCTGCGTTTGACTATAACGAAGGCAGGAGGAGTCGCAACCATCCCCCGTGCCTTCGCATAGTTCTTTGCTTCTACCTGTGCTTCGTCCCAGAAGGCAGGAAGATTCAGTGACTTGCGGTTCTTACACTCTAGAATATAGGTCTGACCTGCGATTATGGTAACGATGTCACCTTCGTCATTAGAGCCAGCCTTAGCAAGCCTTTCAGCAAAGTGACCTAGTTTGCGTAGATACTTCATCACATCGGTTTCAAACTTGGAACCTTTGACTTTGTTGTAACTACTCAATGTGTCACCTGTAAGTTCTGATGTAAGTACGCCCGTCCTTGAGAGTCAGCATCACCTATCTGACACGCACCAAAGTTTGTAAATAGTGTTGCCCACCGTGAAGCATCAGCATAGTGAGGTCCAAACCGATTCTTCACGGCAGCAACCCGAAGCATTCCTTGGGAGGGGTCATAACCAAGGGTCAGAATGATGGCAGGTAATTGACTTACCTTTCCGTGTATGGCACGACGAGGAGGGGGCATCGTGGGAGATCCATACTCACTCTGTTCTGATACGTGATGAAGCACTAGCACACAGGCTTCGGTCTTGCGTGCCATATCGTGTAACTCCATCATAATTGCACGTAGTCCAGCCCATTCATTATCTGTTTCGGCTGCTACATTCATTAGGTTATCTATCACTATAAGTTCAGGTGCAATTCCGTACAGTTCGATATACGCCTTTATCTCCATCTCGATATCATCGAGTGACGGACTGGAGTCAAAGACCCACTGTATGTTCTGCATCTTAGAAAGGTACTCTTGGTAGTGACGTGGATTCTTTTGTAGATTAGTTTCAACTGTCAGTTGTGAATGACCTGACAGATGAGCAGCAGTACGGATCATTACAGTTGCAGTATCTGTATCTGCTGAGAAGAAGAGTGTTGGGATGTTGGCCTTTATCGCATAGACCAAAGCAAACATAGACTTACCTGCATTGGGTGCAGCAGCAACCATACAGACTTGTCCTCGTCTGAACTTTACATTGACATCAGTGGAGACAAGAGATTTCCATACATCGGGTAGGGGCGTAGCCTTGACGTTCGTGGATTGCCACGCACGAGAAAGTCTAAGCACTTCTCTCTTCCCTCTTTTCTGGTGGTGGTAAAACTATCCCAAGTTTTCTTCTTATTGTTTGACGCTGACGAGCAGTGAGTCCTCCCCACATACCGTAGCGTTCTTTATTGATTCCCCATTCAGCGCATTCAGTTCGGTGACGACAGTTTCCACAGATACGTTTAGCGAGATTGACGTTCTCGTTTTTTCCGTAACCAGATAGATCTTCTGGGAACCAGTAGTCGCCATCAACTTCCGCACAGAGAGGACTTTCGTACTCTCGTGGGTCGCGCACTTGGTTATCGAACCCAGATTGCGTCGCACTTGTCAGGTGTGCCTTTAGGTGAAGCACACATCCAAGCCTTCCAAGGTCCTTTCGCGCCATTGCCAGTACGGAATGACATCTGTCCGTGCTTGCATTCAGGTGTCTGTCCTTCGACTACCTGGGGTTTTGCTGGTGCTGGTGTAAATCCACCAGATGATACGGGCGCAGCAGAACGAGCGCCTGAGAATGCTTGACTAACGCTTCCAATGAGGGCGGAAAAGTCTTGCGCTGCGGTGAGCAGTGCTTCTAGTTCCTCCTTGTTTGCAGCGTAGAGATTGATAAGAGTTCCATCTGGTGATTTGAAATTCACTTGGAACTTGGTTGATTCACTTGCAGCCACTATTTACCTCCAGTATGTTTGACAGAAAGGCGCAGACTTTCTTTGCCTTCGATTGTAGGAACGAAGCCCAGAAGTTCTTGAACTAATTCCTTATTCACTTGTTTGGCACCAGCCACAGCAGACCAACGAACCTCTACTCCTGTGTCTGTTACACCGACTACTCCAGATAGTTCTTCTTTCAAAAACTCTTTCTGTGCAGTCAATTCTTTTATTTGGTTATCTAATTGCAGATAAGTCAGCGCTTTGGTTGAGGCTTGCTTATCTTGGATCAACGGTAATTCAGTTTTTGTACGTTCTTTTTTTAGACCAACGCATCCCATCTCACCAGATGCGTCGTAGTATTTACAATAGAACTTACAGTAACTCTCATCCTTTTCTGGTTCTGGTGGAGTCTGTGACTCTTTGACACCAGCCAACCAAGATAGGGCTTCAAGCGCAATGGAAGAATCGTACTTCTCTGAGTGGACCTTTACATCGCGCTCGTCACCGTCTCGTGGAATAGCCACAAGATGCACATTGTGGACCTTCCCCAATCCACTTTGTTCTATGAGGTATCCGTAAGTATGAACTTGCCAGCGTTGTTGCTGGCTTGGAAAATAGGCAAGGTTCTTTACCTTGACAGTCTTCCAATCAACTACATCTCCAGAACCTGGGATGTAGAGATCTACGTGTGCTTTCATTCCGTTATGTTCAACGGTCTGCTCTATCAAAACTTCTTTGTTATCTTCTAGCGCTTTCTCAATAGCACCGTGAATGGCTGTACCCATAATGGCAGCCAACTTCATCTCATTCTCATTGGTCTCTGGCTGGTTATTCAACTTGTACCAGACCTTACGACGGCAACCACCTAACTCTGATGGTCCTATCTGAACCTGAGTAGAACGTGGTCGGTTATTCTCGCGCTCGTGTAAAGCCTTGATTAGTAGTTCTTTTGGATCTATCGCCACCGTGCTTTTTCCCATCGTGTAATTGTAATGTTAAAGAATAGCAGGTCTAACTGACAAATTCTAGCCATTATCACAAACGGTGTTGATTCATATTCGTGGTAGTAGTTGATACCTAAGCCCCAATTTTGCAGGCTATTAGCATTAAAATATACAGTCCAATGCGACCAGTCTTGCCTCATCCCAACTCCTTCATCTGAGTAACCAACTGTATTGGAGGACAAGTATTGATGTCCAGCATTGAAGCAATCTGAACGGCTTTCTCGGCGTGTTGCTCTACATTACCAATAGTGAGACGACCCATACGATCATAAAGATAACCGAGAGCATAAGCACCGCCACTGCCGATTCCATAAATACCGCCATCACTCTTGATGAACGACAGGTCCGTCGCGATATGGAATACATTCCCATCAAACGCGACAATGTAGTCGAATCCTGATTCCTTATCCTTCGACGCTTCATACGGGTCATATCCATTCTCTTTGAATGCCGTGAGTATTGACGGCATTACTTTCTTACCCATCCACTGGACGGGATCTGCTCCTTTGTAGGTGGGCGGAGTCCAGTTATAGGCGAGGATATCTCCTGGCCTAGCATCTCCGACAAGACCTAGTAGATACTTGCTCACGTGAATAATCTTGGGAGTGGAACTACTAATAGTTCGCAGGTTATCTTCAGTTATCTGACTATCTGCTGCTAGAACTGCTCTGTCTTCTAGTTCTATCGCTACGAGTGTGGTCACTGGATAATGGTAATGGAAGATACGGCGTGTCGCGCCAGCGACACTCTGGTGGATTATTACAATATGAGCCGAAGGCGAATAAACGGCACCTGGCGGTGCCGAGGCCGAAGGCCGAGAGGCGACCGACCTCAAGGAGGGAGCCGTGCAGAGAATGTGGTTCCGTCTACTTCGGCTGCTGAAATATACACCGCTTCCACCCATCATTGCTGCTGACCTACGCACTCTTGGTCCAGTCCACGCCTGTTCTTGTGGTTGCACTATCTTCAATATCTTTGCACAGTTTGATGACTATGAGATTGCGTGGTGGGCATTGGATGGTCAATGTGCAAACTGTGGCAACTTAGTCAAGGTTCCCTGTCCAGTAGATAAGCAGGAAATTTAGGCAACAAAAAAGAGGCCCCATCACCTTTCGGTGACAGGGCCATTGCCTCGCGCTATCTACAAACTACTCTGCTCCGCGACCAAATTCTTTAGCCGTTGGATCGAGCCACTTGAGTACTGGACCTAAGAAGCCAGCAAGTGCTGCTGCTCCAAGGGTCTTTACATCAGTTTCTCCTGCTAGGTAAAGTGCAATAGCAGCGGAGGCTGCAGCACGAAACCACGTAAGCGATACTTGCTTGAGTGTTTCCATTAGTTGCCTTTCTTTCGTTTGCTGTGAACCTTGCAGCAGGTGCAAAGTGGTACCAAATTTGATACCAAATTAGCACCTTCTGCCACCTTCTTCTTGGGTTGAGGCTGTAGGGCAGCCTTGACCTGATTCACAACTTTAGGTTGATTCATCCACCAGAACCAAGGGCTAGTGTCATCAGCGCTATCAGCGTTGATAGAAATATGAAGATGCTTAGAGTGTGAATTACTGCCAGTATAAACACGATTGCCAGCGCCAGCCTTGAGGCGTGACCAAATTTTCTTATTGAAGATAAGGTAAGAAACCCTTTCATCTTCTTTGAGTTTTTCAAATATCTCGGCACAGTCAATACCTGCCTTTGGATCGTGGGTCAGGTCTACTGCTAGGCCTGTGTTGTGATCTGAGTTAGGACTTGCCTTGATGTGAGCCTTGCTTGGTAATAGTCCATCCGATGCTTTGTTGCGCTTCGGAGCAAGCGCAGTTGCCTGCCGAAGAACGGCAATAGCAGCAGGTGTTGCACGTTTTGCAACAGGTTTCATTCGTCACTTCCTCAATGCTTCCTTGACTAGTTCGGTGAGTAAGTCCACCTTGTGTTCTAGAGCGTTTACTTTGTCTTTCATAGAACTACCGCCATTAGGCTTGAGTTCATATAAAAATGATTTGACTAACCAACGCAGTCCCATAAGAACTGTTGAGGCTATTCCAAGTATGGTGGCAACGAGCATTGCCCAGTCTGTAGGTGTCATTTATACGCTCCGTATTGTCACTACAAGTAAGCCTCCGAAACCAGAGAACTTCTTATCTTGTGGGGTTTTATTGATGAAGTCCATCTCTTCTATCAGGCCGATGTAGGACTCACCTGTTCTGAAGTCTTCTACACGGATGGTATCGCCTGCATTTTCTACTGCTTCGAGTTGCTGCATACGGTCCCAAGCAGAACTTTCATAGCCTACTTCCACGCCGAACTTATCGCTCTCGTGGTCGAAGCAGAATAATGGATACTGGATAAGTCTCTGGCGTGGTACTGCTGGCAGAGCCTTGAGTTGATAACCAGTAAACAGTGGACCCTTAGTATTGTCAGTAGAACTACGGGTCATTGTGAATTTGAACCCTAGATACTCTTGCGCTCCTTGTGGGTATGGAATTCCAACTTCTTGCACAGTTCCATCTTCAGCAAAAGAAGCGATTGGGTACTCGGTATTATCATAAGAAATAGATTTGATGATAAGACCGCCATTGTCGGTATCAATACGTGGGGTAAGGAGTTTGAATATCTTACCTTCAAGGGTGTTGTAACGGACAAAGCCAGTCTGAATATAACCAGATGAAACTAATCTAGTCTCTGATTCAATATAGACAGAGCCATTACCGCCAGCAGTTGTGGCATTGGTTGTAAAGGCTAGGCGGTTGGTGCCATTGATGAAAGCACAGGCAGTTGTCTCACGAGTGGTATCACCTGATGCGTAGTAAGTGTCATAGGCATAGGGAAATACCAGTGGAGAAATCTGCGTAGATAGGTCAATGCGAATAGTTCCTGGCTCATCTTCTACACCAGTTGCAGCCCACGCAAACTTGTCACGGAATGCAAAGTCATAGACAGGTTGGCTGTTCTCCCAAATCAAAGGACCATAGGCTAGAGATCCATCATCAGATACTGCAGCCACTCGGATACCTTTAGTGGTACCGATGAGCATATAGCCAAGGTAGTAAGCAATCTTGTAGATGCGCTCGCCACTAGGCATTTCAGCAGCAGTAATAGCACTGGTCAAGGTAGGCATCGTTCCATTAGATGCTAGTGTGAACTTCTGGATATTGGATTGAGTACCAGAAAAGCCAGTGACATAGATAGCAGCACCGCTTGATGTGATGCTGGTGTATACGAAGTTATCTACGGGGTGGGTATAGACAGCAGTAGGCAGAACGGTTGCTGTCGTAGAAATCTCATAAACTTTATTGTTGATACAGGCAACGATACGTTCTTTAGTGAACTCCATTACCGCATTGGTGACAGTAAGGCCAGTGGTGTCAAACATCTTAGTTGCAGCCACTGATGCGTATTCAGTGAGCAACTTCTTATACATTGTTAGTTTTGTGGTACCACCAGCAGTAACGTTAGTAACCCAATAGCAGTAAACTCCATCGTCACACATTGCATATACTTTGTCATCTGTTCCAGCGTTGTAATCCACAAAGTGCTGGACATTGCTAGTCACAGTACCCGCTGGACTGACAGGTGTTGATGTAACATTGGCAGCAGTCTTGGCGTAAGTAAAGGTAGTTGTAGTAGGGACAGAGGCAATGGTGTAGGTACCGTTGAAGGTAGCATCTACGCCTGTTACAGCAATTTCCATACCTACCGCAAGGCCGTGTGCAGCGCTGGTTGTCAATGTAGCCACATTTGATGTAAGTGCTTTGTTAGTAACAGATGCAGTAATGGTTGGATATATCTTGTCAATGTCATAACCATCAAGCATTAGGCAGCCAAGGAAGGTGTTATAGGTAGTAGCACCTGTATAGGCTAATTGTTGCCATTGGATAGAGCGTAGGAACTGTTGCGGTCTAAGGTTGTCATTGAGAGTAGCAGTGGTCTGATGGGTAGCATCTACATCAAGAATGAGTGATGCTTGTCCTTTGGTCCAGACATCTACACCTTTGGATTCGGTGTATTGGAATCGCAGTGATTCATCCTGAGCAGGCTCAAAGTATTTGATGCCTTGACCTAGATGAAATGATGACTGCGATCTGAACCACCAGCCAGTGAGAGACTGTTCTCCAGCCTCACGGGTCTGGTCATACTGTTGCTTACGGTACTGAGCCGTGACACGACGATAGGGTGAATCATCACTGGCAGCCAGAAAGAATGGCAAGCCGTTGATGGCTACATCGTAGGCAACACCTGTGGCTTGATAGTTAGTAGATCCAGCAGGGTTTGAAAGCACATAGGGAATGCCTTCGGTAATGTCATCACCATAAGGTGCCAAGACTTACTCCTTACTTTGAGAGTGCTGCGATTTCTTCTGCGGTCAAACCAAGTGCTGCAAGTTTGGCTTCGGCTGCTGCCTTGGCTGCTGCCTTTGCTGCTGCTTCTGCTTCTTCTGCAGCCTTTGCATCAGCGTATGCTTGAGCATCTGCTTGCATCTGAGCGATTTCTTCAGCGGTAAGTTCTACCTCTGAAGTCTGCCCTGTTGAGCAATCTACTACGAGTTTGGTTGGCATTGTTTCTCCTTGATTATGCGAGTTTTTCGGGTGCATATTGTCGTAATATCTGTAAAGCGTATTCAATTTTATCTTCAACTCGCTGTCCTGATGGTTGCGATGTGTTCCATATTTCTAAATTATTTATATGGTTATCTTGTCTGTTTCCATTCTTATGATGAACTTGTTCTGTAATCAATAAAGGTCTACCAATAAAATCCGACATAACCTTACGATGTTCTAGAACATAACCATCGCCATTAGCATTTGGATGCTCAGGTTCATATAGTTTTATGTACCCACCAACAGATACTTCAATTTTATTAGAAGTTCTTTTTCTTCCAGGTTTGCTATTAGCATCACCATAAAGATAATACCTTCTATAGTGCATACTACACATACCTTTGGCAAGGTGCTTTTTTGAGCAACTATCTATTTCGCAAGACTTAGTTATTCTTACAGCAATCCCTAAAGGATTCCCGTATTTCCTAAATCTAGCATTGTGAGTAGGGCAATAGAGTTTAGTTCTACGTTTTCTACTGCAGTCTTCTACAGTGCAGTTGTAATCATTGCTATATGGCATAGATCAATACTACCATCAACTGGACTTGATTCCGTAAAGGGT